ATATAATCATGTCCAGCAGGATCAGGGTGAGTGGCATCCGCAAGCGTAAACTTCCATGCTTCCGCAATGGGGGAAATGTAACGAATCTTCCTAGCCTTGCATTCACGGGCGAAGTCTTTACCCATTGCAATAAGGCTGGGAACAATCGTCCCACTTCCTCCGCCATTAGGCCAAGGCCCAATAACAATCAATTCCTTGTTAGTTGCAATAATAGCGTCGCAAATAGTGGTAAACGCCGTGACAACATTAGCGGCGTTTCCTTCATAGGCAGTCTGATCGTTAAGACCCATAGCGAGAACGATGGTATCAAAATTCTGATTGATAATGTCATTCTGGTAACGATCAATCAGCGCGGGTCGGCCGTTGTTTGCGGTAACTAGGCCGGTGCCACCACTACCGCACTTCCAAACATCGGGCCAATTCATATATAGCGACAACCACCTGACCCAAGAATAGCTAGTGCCAGACCCCGTGCCTTCAGTAAAGGAATCACCAATGATACCCACTCTTGCACCCTTGAGCGTTGCCGTGGAATACACAAGGTCATATCCTGGCTGAGTTTCAAAACCAACGAATTCGCTAATGGCGTCAAACAAAATTGTAACAACACGCCGCCGCTTAGACGAAAACGAGAGAGCCAATCGCCCAGGAGCATTTGCGCTAGCACCCGCAGCCGTAAAGTCAGACGTTTTAAACGTCCTAACAATCCGCCCGTCGACCAACAGCGTCCCAATAAGCGAGCCGGTAGTACGAAGCAAAAGCCCAAGCTTGTCTCCAAAATACTCGAATTCGAGACGAAGATTCGTGTAACTGTTAATCCCCGTGCCGGTGCTAACGACAGTCTTATCCTGTGAAATGTAATCGTATCGAGGATAGCCAGCATCTGCCTGAGCGGCCTTACCTTCAAGAATTCTAATCGCCGGGTGAATTCTAGAATTAGCACGATCGTAAGCGTATTCGCGGCGGTAAATAGCTGCGGACGTTCCCGCTGCGGTGATTGTGCGAGCCGCTCCTCCAACGGCACCGGATACAACAAGGGTGTTGGCCGCGGGCGTGCTAATGACGTAATAAACGTCACCGGCGTTAACGCCGGTTGCCGTACTCATGGTACCAAATGAAACCGGATCGTTTACGGACAAGTTGTGGTTTACGGAAGTGGTAATGAGATTGCCGGTAACGGCAAGACTCGCGGTGCCGAGAGACATGGGAGAGGTAGCCAGCAAGTCGCTAAGACTTGCAGTAACGCCGACGGCAAGCTCGCTCATGTTCCCGCGTTCAATGGCCCTGGCGCGCTTACCAGCGGCAAGAGCTTCCCGTGTTACAGCACCAGGACCATACTGGCCATCGAGGGCCGCACGCGCCGGACCGGAGCCCTGTACAAGGGTCCCAACAGCAGCATCCTGTAGCACCTGAGTATTAGCGGCCCACTGCTGAGCGGCGTCCCGGGCGGCAACGGATGCCACACGCGACGCCTCAGCAGCCGCCGCCTTACTCGTCATGTCAGATGCGTTAGCCGCAATAGCATCCCCCATATCTTTAAGGGTGTCAGCTACGGTCTGGTTAAACGCATCGCGGTCGGCGGTAACAGCGCCCGTGTATGTGGTCATTGCTTCTGCAAGTGCCGCAGATGCAAGATTGTACGCGCTGATAATATTATCGGCCTGAGCATCTACGTGCGGCACAAGCTCGGTCAAAAGCCAAGTACGATAGGCTTCAAAAAGCTTTTGGAACGTAAGGCCGTCAGGATAACTAAACGGCTGCACATTAGGATACGGCGAAAGCTGAGCCGGGAAACCGGCAACGTTAGCCGCAAAGCTACCGCTATTCAGCGGCGGGGGCGGGATGAGACTCATGACCAATATCCATTTCCTGTGTAGGAGTCGCCATTACCGAGGACTTGCATAAACAACTCCTCGACGGCACTAATTACCATCATGTCAATGTTCAACAGCACCGACCGGTATTCAGTCAACAATGCTGAGGCAGAACCAGCATAACCCTTTGTTGAGCTTTTGCCAGTAGCCGTTGCGTTATCAGTACGAGTTTCTTGACCGTTGCCGGTGGTAGTCGACGTACCTCGACTGTCCTGCCCTGTAGTGGCAAAGTTACCAGTACCGTTATTCTCAATGCGAGTTTGCGGGTAATCAGACGCTACGGCTTGACTTGTACTCGTGCTATCACCCGCACTAGTCGACGTACCGTTTCCCGTCGATTCCTGCTCATTACTACTTTCACTCTCCATGTCCATTGTAGACAAAGGATCAAATTTAATAAGCTCGGTCACATACAGCTTGTTGTAATACGGCATGATTTCGTTCATCTTGCGACGCATGTTAAAGCGCCACATGCTAAACGATTCCAAACCAATTTCACGGTTCCAATAGTGATCAATGATTTTCTGGGCCAAAGAGGCCCTAAACAAATCCTTGTTCTCGAATTCCTCGGCTACCGGAAATGTGTCAAGCCCGAAATACTTGTACGTAGGGAACTTGTCGCTATTGTAATCAAGAGCTTCCTGTAGCGACATTGTGAAAATGCTCATTCGGTCACCGCCGGGGGAGTTTCGTCGCCGTCTGTGGTTTCAAAAAGCGTGTTTTCTTCCGTGTGATATTCAACCGACACACTAAGCCCAAACTTTTTGTTAATCTGCTCGCACGCTTGCTCACGGGCATTGAGATTCACTCTGCGGATAGCATCAACCTGCTTATCGTTAGCACCCACTTCTGCCGCTACTAGACGCTCTTTCTTGTCCTGATTGGCAAAGTCAAGGCCAAGCAAGCCCATGCATTCACCCCAAATGCGAGTGCGGTAAATGTGAGCCTTTTCTACGGCATCCGGGTCGACGCCCATGTCCATAGGGAAAATGACCTGCTGGATAGCGGCAGGATCGCCCATAGGTCCATCAGTGTTGACAGTGATAACGGACGTGCCTTCATCAATCTGACGCATAATGTTTTCAACCGAGAGCTTGGTGTTTTCACTTGCAGCGAGAATGGTAGGCGTACGAAGCTTCTTGCTATTAATTTCCAACGTGCGGTCAATTTCCGCAAGCTTCTTGGCGTAAATCATGACAATGTCAATGTCGGGAGTGCGCATGTAGTTAGCCCAAATGGGTACTACATGCCGAGCCTTCAGCGTCTTACCCATAAACGACCCATTGCCGTTAATGAGGAAGCTTGTGGGATTCTGGTAAAAGTTAGGCTGACCCGCACCGGCACCCTGCAAAGCAAGATGGCGATTGTACTTAGTGTCAAAGTAAAACACCGAAAGTGCATAGCGAAAGAGCGTAAGCTCTAGATACCGCAAGTCAATACTGTCAGGCATGCCCGTCCACTTAAAACGGTTCATTGCCATTTCGGTAAGAATGCGGCGGTACATGCGCTCAATAAGCGCTTCACGCATAGCGCCGGGGTTGTTAGCGCTACGTCCATTGCCCTCGACACCGCCAAGGGCAAGGAACGGGCCATAGACGGTGTCGTAGGCCCAGTCCCCTGCCTTGGCGGCCATTAGTCGCCAGCCGGAGTGTCGGGGTTGTCCAGCTTCTGCAAGATAGCAGCAAGCGTTACCGCGTTATCGTCAACGCTCTGCTGCAACGCGGTGGCCTGCTCGGCGTTTTCCGTCTCCTGGCTCCAAATGCCGCTCGGGTTCTCCGTCCGGAACACCGTCGCGTCCTGGTATTTTTCAGGAATGCCATTCATGCGCAATGCCTGGACAAACGAGGACTTGGTAATCTCAAGGAAATCCTTTCCGACCAACGTCTTAGGAACAAACGTCCCGGAGTTACTCGTGCGGAAATCGTTAAGGAACCCACGACCAACACCGAAGTAGTTAGTTTCACTAGGCTCAACAATGGAAATCAAATACATGTCGTCTTCCTCATCCAAATTGGGGGTTAGTTCTTCGGGCTCGTCGGGGACATAAACCGGAAGCTCGTCAACACTGATAACAATACCATCTACAGGGTCGTTGTCGGCAAAGTCAATCACACCAATGTCGGCCGGGTCCTGCCAAACCGTAACGCCCTTTTCGAAAATACCTCGAATAGCATGCTTGATAAATTCCGGCAGGTACGTGTTAATCAGGTAAAGCTCGGAAAGCTTCCAATAGGTGAACTTACTCATGACGCTGATTTTGCTCAGCGTGACATACCGGTTTACAGCATAGCCGTATCGCAACCAGTAATCACCGATAGCACAAATAGCGTTATAGCTCATCATCTTGAATCGCAGCGAAAGAATCATTCCGCCATGAATCAAGTTAAATGCATCGCCACCTGCCTGACCAGAGACGCTCGGCTGTGTCAGTCGTGCGTCCTGTACGCGGGCATTGATAGAAGCAACGGCCTGGGAATAGTCTCCACGCGCCGACCACTGAGCAAGAGCGTTATTCGTATCAGCCAAATACTGCTGATTGCTTTGACTCGCTCGCTGCACGTCGACAGCCGCCCGGTTGTTAAGACCAGTGCTCGCGTTACGGTTGCCCTGCGCAGCGAGGTTGCCTACCGCACTCATCGCAGCACTGCTGAGACCGCCAGCGATACCAGCAGGTCCACCAACAATGCCGCCAGCAACATTACCAATAGCGCCAAGCCCCGTCGTCTGCCAAGCGTATTCGTTTGCTTGGGCGTTCTGATCGATAGCAAGGTTTCGCCCCGTACGCGAAACGTCAGCACCCGTGCCAATGCTATTGTTCGCCTGATCGTAGCTGACGCGGCTACTCTGCAAAGCGCGTTCCTGACTCCAGTTAGCCTGTTCGTACTGCTGATTGATTCCATGGGCATTAGAGCCCATGAATGCAAGGAAACCATTGTTTACGATGGCGAGCGTAGGAAGGTTCGTCGTTGCAACCATTGCGTTAAGGTACTCGCCATTGTCATCAAACACCGAATTGTACGTTCGGTCAACGATTGTCGAACCACGACCAGCATTGTACTTAACCGGGTGGTGCACAATTCGCTGATTAGGTGCAGCGAACGCGGCTTTTTCACTCATCCAGGCATGCGGGTCGTTCCACAGCTCAGGCTTGAGAATCACCGGTGAGCCTGCAAAGTTCGTCAATTCCAATACCATGTACGGGAATGTGAAAAACTTACGCAACCGCCGATACTTGAGCGGAATCATGTTCAACAGCTTGGGGCTGTCTCGCCAATTCTCCATGAAATTGAACATAAGACCGCCGCCGTTTGGCATGTCAATACGTGCAACGCCGATCTTAGTTCCTTCAATAGTGACGGTTGTTGTACGGCCGCCGTATCGGAACACATCAGGAACCACGGAAATTGAAATGATGCCCTGAGTAAGCCAAGGCTTGTCTTTCATATCCGTCATAAATTGACGGAAACCGTCAATATTCGGGAAAACGTAATACTGCGCACCGGAAGGAATGCCCTGGACATTGTCGCCCTTGGCCGTCGAAAGCTTAGGCTCGCTAATCGTGCCGCCGCTAGACTCAAAATCAACGGTACTCGCAACCATTACCTGCAAATTGCTATCCGAGTGTTCACGGTCGGACTTGTGCATAACGTCGTGGTTGACGTGGTGCACGACCTGATACTCGTTGCCGACGTCCAAGCCTTCCGGAGTGGTGAGGAAGTCACGGCCAAACGTTGAAAAGTTGTTTACGTTGGCAATACCAATGTGGCCGCGTTCGACAAAGCACTTGCCAAAGTTAACGTTGTGCGAGAATGACGTCCACACATCAAGCTGCACGGTGATAGTGGTGACGCCCGGATTAGGCTGACTAATACTCGTGATAAAGTAATAGAATTCCTGAGCGGGGTTGCCAACAGGAACCTGCGGGCCATTGATAATGCGAACGTAATTGTAGCGGTATGCTGTAGCAAATGGAATTTCAAGCCGAATAGGCTCGCTGATTCGGGCGTAAGACATTGCTTCAATGCGCGTCCGTGCAGAAATGGCACGCTGATCGAAATAGCGGACCTTTGCGGCCTGGCTATCCCAGTCAATAATGTCTTTATAGTCGGGGTCCCAAGGAACGTTGTGCAACTCGACAACGGTATTGGGCGTCCATAGCGTATAATCCGCGTCAATCGGATCAGGGAGGGTATCGTAATTTGGCATATTGTCCTCATATCGAAAATGGGGCCAAGTGTCGCGTAGACACTTGGCCCCATCCTACAGGGTGAAACGCTTACGGAGTAGACGTCTCGTCGGCCGCACTCGGCTGTGCGGGCCACGGCTGGACGATCTTGTCGCCAGACAGCGTGTAGCTCTTGGTAACCGGCGTAATGGAGCTATCCGGGTCAGCGTCCTCCACGCGAATGACCAGCGGCCCGTCCTCGTCGTTGCCGACAAACATCGTGCCGTTCTGCTTGAGGAACGTAAAGTCGGACGTG